TGGAGGAACTGAACCGCAAGTACGGCGAGAGTTTCGGGTATTACGACACGATCGCCCAGTGGTATGACATCCTTCAGAAAAAGGGTGAGAAATATATCCGGATGCTTTTCCTCCAGGCCAAGGTGCAGAGCCTTGTGAACAAGGCCACCGAGGCTGACGAGAAGGTGAACGAGATCAAGGCCAGCAAGCCGGAAGACGTGGACGGCTCGATGGGCTGGTTCGCGCGCATGGGGCTTTACATGGCCCAAAGCGAGTCGTATGGGCAGGTGGACGCGCAGTCCATGATATCGGAGTATAACGAGAAGGCGAAGGAAAAGGCCGTACGTGAGGCCGAGGAAGTCCGCGACGGCTACCTGGCTGAAGCCCGGAAGCTCCAGGAGGAATATCTGGATATCGGCAAGGAGTTCGACCTGGGTGACCATGCCAAACCCGACCCGAATGCCGCCAAAAAGGAGAAACAGTCGGAAGAGCAGCGTGCCTCGGAGCTTCTGAAGCTCCAGATGAAGAACCGCCAGTCGGAGATTGACCTTCTGAAGGAGAGCGGCGAGAAACGCCGCCGCCAGATCCGTCTGAACTACGACAAGGAGATCGCCGAGCTTGCCGCCCAGGAAAAGAAGTGGAAGGATGCGCAGAAGGGCAAACTGACCGGTGAGCAGGAATCCACCCTGAAAGAGGCGCGGGAGAAGGCCGCGGCGGCACGTGACGGCGACCTGGCAAAGGTGACCCGGGAGGAAAATGACGCCGCCCGCCAGTCGATGCTCGACTACCTGAAGGAATACGGGACATACCAGCAGAAGAAGCTGGCCATCGCCCAGGAATACGCGGAGAAAATCCGCAAGGCACAGGAGGCGGGCAACTTGGGTGAGGTACTACGCCTCGGCCGCCAGCAGAAAGAAGAGACTGCCGCCGCCGAGATTGCCAGCCTGAAGGCGGATATCGACTGGGACGGCCTTTTCGGCAATTTCGGCGGGCTGCTTGAAGAGCAGCTGCGCCCCACGCTGGTGAAGCTGCGGAAGTATGCCGCCTCCGACGAGTACCGGAATGCCGGTGCCGAGGACAAACAGGTGATCAGCGAGCTGATCGCGAAGCTGGAGGACCGGAGCGCGGGCGGTATCAACCGGAACATGTTCAAGGACGTTTCCCGTGACCTTTCTGCCTACCAGACGACGCTGCGTGAGCTGACAGAGGCCAAGGAAAGGGAGAAGGCCGCCGCTGACGCTTTGGTGGTGGCGCAGGAAAAACAGAAGAAAGCCGCTGAAAGCGGTGACCCCTCCGCCATGAAGGAAGCGGAAGAACTGGTGGCTACCGCGCAGGAAGCTTTCGACGCCGCCTCGGCGAGCGTGGCCACCCTGACAGAGGCGAACGACAAGGCGGCGCAGGACCTGCGCACGTCCAGCACGAACGCCGTTTCATCCCTTACCGGGCTTGCCGAGGGGCTCCAAAGCCTGAAGTCCGGTTCCCTTGCCGGCGTGGCCCAGGGGCTCGGCAAACTGGGCGAGGCGACGAAGAACATGGGCGGTGTGATGGGTACGGTAGGCAGTACCCTTGCCGAGACGTTTTCAAACGGCGGCATCATCGGGCAGATCATCGCGGCGGTGCTTTCCATCCTTGACGTGCTGAAGGAAGGAATCGGTACGCTGGTAAGCGGTATTCTTGATTCCGTGCTCGGTGCGGTGAACGGTATCCTGGAGAACATCCTTTCCGGTGAACTGTTCACGCAGATCGGCAGCTCACTTTTCTACGGGGTGAGGGACATCCTGGACACGGTGACCTTCGGCCTGTTCTCCTCGCACGGCAATGCCAGGGAGGTGAACGCGCTGGTGGATCGGCTGACCGAATCGAACAAGTACCTGACCACCGCCATCGAGAAGCTGACCGACGAGATGGCCAGCTCCGGCGGCGCACGTTCCACCGAGTACTACCGGAGTGCCTACGAGAAACAGCAGCAGAAAATTGAGAACGACCGCCAGATGCTCGCGGCAAAGATGGGATACCACAGTTCGCACCACTCGAACAACTACTACATCGGTAAGGCCATGGGCAGCGGTGACTGGGACACGGTTTCCGCCTACCTGGGCAAATCGGTGCGGGATACCGATTCCCTCTGGAGCCTTTCCCCCGAGGAACTGGCCCGGCTCCAGGAACTTCCCGACATCTGGGAGAAACTCCATTCGGGCAAGTACGACCAGAGCCAGTGGCTTGACGAGTACGTCTCTGACGCGAACACGCTGCTGGAACTCCAGAGGCAATGGCAGGAAGCCATCACGGACACCTCTTTCGACGGTATCCGCAGCGGCATGAAGGACCTGCTGAAGGATTTCGAGACGGACTCGAAAGACGTGATCGCGAGCGTGGACGAGTTCATGGAGAACGCCATCCTGAAATCCATCGTGAACGGCACCTATTCGGACGAGCTGAAGAAATGGCAGGAGACGTTCGCCGAGTTCATGAGCGACGGTATCCTGTCGAAGGAGGAAGCCGACACGTTGCGCACCCGGTACTCGGACATTTTCGAGCGTGCCCGTGCCAAGAAGGAGGAGATGTTTGACACTGCCGGCATCACGGAGGAGGGTAAATCCACAACGCAGACCGGCCGCGCCGGCGGCTTCTCGGCCATGTCGCAGGACCAGGGCACTAAACTGGAAGGCATGTTCACTTCGGGCCTGAACCATTGGGTAAGCATTGACGAGAAGACCGAGGACGTGGCGGGCCGCATGGCCAGCGCCGAGGGACACCTGGCTAAGATTGCGGAGAATACCGGTAAAAGCGCCGGTTTCCTCGGCGAGATAAAGGAAGATATAAAACGAATCATACGTGACGGACTAAGAATGAAATCATCATGAGCATGGAACCAATCATGGGCGGGCTGTTCCTTATCAACGGCACCGATATCTGGACGGAGTACGGCGTATTCCTGACCGAAGAGAAGCGCGGCGGGCGTGACAACCTGAAAGCCATCCTTGCCGCGAGCAAGACGAAAGCGCACACCGCCGTGGACATACGTGAGGAGAACGGGGAGAAATATTCCGACATTCTGACAGTGGCCAACGAAGCGCGCGACATCACGCTGACCTTTGCCCTGTATGCCCCGGGTAAAGGGGAGTGGCTGAAGAAATACATGTCCTTCATCTCCTTCCTGAAAACCGGCGACAAAGGCTGGCTCTCGCTGTATTTCCCGCAGCTGGAGCTGACATTTCGCGTGCATTACCTGGATTGTCCCGGCTTCACCCCGCTGACCTACCTCTGGCGGGAAGGCGTGCAGGCCGGCCGCTTCAAGGTGAAATTCCGCGAACCCGAACCAATCATTTAAACAACGTTCAAACACCATTCGAACATGCTTTTAACGGTATATGACAGTAACAGGCAGGCGAAGGCGGTCCTTTCCCCGGACGACAGCTCGACGCAGGTGAAGGCGATCCAGTCGGACAACGTGCTGACGCTCTCCTTCACCCTGTACGAGTATGTGGCGCTTGAGGTGAACGACTACGTGGATTTCGAGGGCGAGCGCTACTGGCTCCAGGAGCGTTACCTTCCGGACGAACGCAGTACGCAGGAGTGGAAATACGACGTGAAGTTCTACGGCATCGAGAGCCTGATGAAACGTTTCCTCGTCCTGAACGTGGTGGACGGCGACCCTGAGCCGGTATTTACGCTGACCGCCCCGCCACGGGAACACATGGCCCTGATTGTGAAGTCCATCAATGACGGCATGGGCGGCATCACCGATTGGAAAGTGGGGCGTGTGGAAGGTACCGAGAACGTGGTCATCGACTACGAGGGGAAGTACTGCCCTGACGCGCTGAAGGAACTTGCCGGCAAGGTGCCGGGCGCCGAGTGGTGGGTGGAAGGCCAGACTGTGAACCTTTGCCGTTGCGAACACGGTGAGGAGGTTACCCTGTCCTACGGCAAAGGGCTGACGGAGCTTTCCCGCGACAAGGCCGACGGCGCGAAGTTCTACACCCGCCTGTTTCCGATCGGCAGTTCCCGGAACATCGACCCGGAGAAATACGGCCACAGCCGCCTCCAGCTTCCCGACGGTGCCAAATATGTGGATGTGGACACGGACAAGTACGGCATCCACCACCACTACGAGAAGGACGCCTTCGCGGATATCTATCCCCGCCGCGTGGGTACCGTGACCTCTGTACGCAGCGCGCAGGTGACGGATGAGGACGGCAACCCTTTTGTGATCTGGTATTTCCGGGATGACACGCTGAACTTCGATCCCAACGCTTACGAACTTGCCGGCAAGGTGAAACGTGTCTCCTTCCAGGAAGGTGGCGAACTTGCCGGTCTTGGCGAGGAAGAGGACGGCACCTACTATTTCGAGGTGAACTTCGACAGTGACACCCGCGAGTTCGAGATCATCACCATCTGGCCGTATGATGACGACACGCAGCTTCCCGGTGACCGCCTTGTCCCGAAAGCGGGTGACAGGTATATCCTCTGGAATATCCGCATGCCTGACGAATACTACGCGCTTGCCGAGGAGGAATACCTGACGGCGGTGAACAGGTACAATGCGGAGAACGCCGTCGACGTTTCCGTGTACAAGGGCCCGACGGACCACGTGTATGTCGAGCGTAACGGGATAGACCTTTACCCGGGCCGCCGCGTCCGGTTGGAAAGCACGGAGTATTTCCCGGAAACGGGTTATCGCTTGAGTCGTATCACGAAAATCACGCGGAAGGTGGCGCTCCCCTCACAGGTGGATCTTGAAATCGGTGACGCGCTTTCCACCGGCGTGATGGAAAGCCTGAAGGGGAGTATCGAGGAGGTGAGGAATTATACCAGAACGGCCGGCGCGAACCTTCCCGACATCATAAGGAGCTGGGATAACACGCTTCCCACCGACAACAACCTTTTCTCGGCCAGAAGAAGCCAGGCGGAGTTCATCAGCAAGAAGAAGGCCGACCGCGCGAAAAAGAAAATCACCTTCGAGGAGGGCGTCGGCATCGGTCCGGAGGAGAACGGCCACATCGACGGCAAGGGCAACGCCGAATTGCTGACCCTTGTTGTGCGTGAGCTTCTTCGCAGCCCGAAATTCGTGGACGGCCTTTTGGGTGAGGGCTGGCGGTTGTGGATGGAGGACGCCCTTTCGCACCTTACCATCGACAAGCTGACGGTGCGCCAGGTCATGGTGGTGCTGGAACTGCTTATCGAGAAGGTTCGCAGCGTGGGCGGCCAGCTCTGTGTGTCCGCCGCCAATGGCAAGATAAAGACCGCCGTTCTGGAGGACGGCTTTTATAAAATCACCTTCGAGCAGGCGAATACCTTCCGGGCGCATGACCTGATGCGCTGCGCCACGTTTACCGGCGGGAACCTGAAAGGCTACTGGGTGGAGGTTGCCGGCGTGGAGGGTGATTCCATCCTCGTGGGCGTGGATGAGTTCGGAACTTCCCTTCCTGCCCCCGGTGACGAATGTGTGCTGATGGGTAATACGGAAAACCCGTTGCGCCAGAACCTGATCCTGATATCCGCCACCGAGGACGGGCAGCCCCGCATGGACGTGATGGACGGCGTGAAGGCGAAAAACTTCACCGGCTGCCTTCGTGCCCGCCTGGGTAACTTGGACGGCATCAGCGACGACTGGTTCCCCGCCGACAACCAGCCGCACGGCAACGGCCTTTACAGCGACAACGCCTACCTGCGCGGGACATTCCTTTTGGTGACAGGCGAGGATATCAAGACGAAATTCGAGATCGTCGAGGGACGTATCACCAGTGTGGTGACCGCCCTGCGCCAGGACTTCGCCACCGACCGCGGATACCTGAATAACCCCGCCTTTGACGACGGCCTTATGAAATGGAACACGGAGAACGAGACGGTGTTCTTCCTTGTGGGGAACCGGTGGGTCTGGGCGAACGGCAACGTGCTGACGAAGAAAGGTGACGGCGCGAGTGTGACCGAGGATGACGGCCGTAAGGTCGTGCGTATTCGTAACAAGTACATCTTACAGAAACGCGCGAACCTGAAAAGCATCCCCTCCATGCCTGAAAACGGCAGCGGGGAGAAGGAAGCCGTCCCGGTGTACCTGACCTTCTTTTACCGTTGTGCGGTCGGTGGAACCCTGCGGGTGGAGTTCGTGGGTGTTGATAAGACGGGGTTCGCCAACTTCAACAGCATGGAAGTGGAAGAGGAACTGCCCGCGACTGACGGCTACGTGCAATATACCTGTAGCGGCCTTTGGAACGGTACGGGAGACTTCAAGCTGTCTTTCACCGGTGACATCTACCTGTACATGCTCATACTCTCTACCGACCGCGTGGAATCGCTGGCGCACCGTTATAAAACACTTTTCGAGCAGTCGGAGCGTCTGGTGAAGATTTCGGCGGCTGTCTTTGATAAGGACGAGAATATGTTGGAAGAGACAGGTCTGATGGTTACTTCCAAATATTCCGGGTTATACGCCATTGACGGCGACGGAAATTTAAAATCCCTTGTTGGTGTCGGCGGTGACGGTATAAAAATCAAAGGCGACTACATTACCCTTGAGGGGCTTGTTACGGCTAACAATAATTTTAAAATTCTGCAAGATGGTAGTATTGAGACACGCAATGCAAAAATATACGGGACCGTTCATGCCCAGGATGGCAAGATCGGCGGTTTTACGATAGAGTCCGGCCGTTTGTTCTGGAAAGCGGGTGATTACTTCGGCAACGATTCCCGCAGTTTGAAACTCGGAGTGTCCCAGACCGCTATGGATGGGGTTGTGGATGTCGCTTTCAATGCCGCCACTCAGGGGCGGTTCGGAGTGAAGGTTGTCGGTTCCAATACGGGCGGTGCCGCCATTTATGCTTCCAGCAAATCATCCGGACAAAGTTACCCGATAAGTGCCAATTCTTATGCCGGCTTTTTTGACGGGGGCGTACATGTGAACGGTGCGGTATATTGTGGCGACATCCTTTCGAACAATTATGGTACGAAATGGACTTTAGGCAGTGACGGGACCTATACTTACCGGAAGGGTGTTTCCGGGACTTTCAGATGGTCTGTGAAGAATGATTTTCTAACTAATAATTATACCCTTGAAGTTGTCAATGGTATTGTTGTCAAAATGTCGGGTATTTAATATCATGTAATTATGAAGGTAAATTTTAATGCGGATTTTAAGGATTTTAATGGTGAACCCCTGCTGGTTGATGGCAACCCGCAGGTAATCGGTCATATCGTGGCCCAGTGCCTTTTCAACGGGACGGGTATTCGTCCAAGTGGCAATATGCAGACAGACAACGGTAAGAAGATGCGTGCGTATCACCTTTGTATGCGGATAATGGACACTGGCGGTGAGATTGAAATCACATCGGAAGATGCCGTGTTGATAAAGGAGGCCGTTTCCGGACTGACTCCCGGCTGTTACTCGCAGGTTGTACAACTGATAGAAAGATAAGGAGGATAATTTATGGCACTGACAGAATCTGAAAAGAACGAATTGAAGAAGGACATCCTGAACTCCATCAAGTCGGAGAGCCAGAGTGTCGATGAACTGGCCGAGGTCACCTCGCTGGACAATATCAAGAGCCTTCCTGCGATGCGCGGCCAGGAGGTCGTGCTTGCGCCGGTGGCGTTGCTCCGGAAACCCGCGGAGGACGCGGCGGCGGTGGCTAACGCTGCCGCCACGAAGGCCGATAATGCCGCGACCGGCGCCGCCAATGCGGCCCAGACCGCGACGAACGCCGCCGGTACCGCAAACAGGTCCGCTGAAACCGCCGATGCCGCTGCCGGTACGGCCACCGCCGCCGCCAAGAAGGCGGAGGATGC